CAAACAAACAACACAATACAACAATGTTACAACCAATAATACACTTACCAAACCCTAACCGTCCAATAGTTCAATATGTCAATGAACAAACTGGAAGACCTTATCCTTGCGGATATTCCACAACATCATTGTATCCTGTGAATCACCAAGCTATTGATTATGTCCTTGGACCTGAAGCCAAGAAAGACTTCATTGCCAACCATCCTCATTTAAAATACTATGAGAAACCCAAAGCTGACCAACGTTCTACCATCATGTTTAATGAACGCCAAGTTCATGGTCATCCTTTAGGTGGATTCATACGTACTCATGCTGACTTAGGAGTGAAATTATCAGTAGCTCGTGGCATGAGAGGACTTGATATTGGTGGCTCAAAATGGCGCAATATCAATTCTGGAGATGTTGACCATCTAGGCTTTTATGTCAACCGTCGCTTAGCTGAAAGATGGCACACCATGGCTCCCATTATTGAAGGCGGAAGAGATGAACACCGTGAAATTAACCTCAAGATTAAGATAGCGCAGTCACCTGATAAAGATATGCTTCAAGCTCTACATGACAATTATACTTGTGGACACGTGGGCGGAGGTAGGATTAATCCAGGCCTCCTATGTCCATGTGAACAAGGAAATTTTCAAGTAGTAAATATGACTGACTCTATCTATTACCCCGGTGTCCTCCTCCAAGCTTTCAAAACAATGATTCGCAATGAAGACCATCATTGTGTCGGATATGCCTCAGCTTTTGATTATCATGCTACTTGGTTAGCAAATAAGCGTACAGGCAAAGCCGCTGACGGCGAATCTACTTTCACTTTCTGTAGAGAAGGAATCTGTCATGAAGTCAAAGGTAACTTAGCATCTTACAAACACTCCATTTTTAGAACTGATGGGAAGGAGTGTTTCTTCATTGCTTTTCGCGATCGTTTCTTTAATTTTGAAACTATTCGTCGTCAAGTTAATGGAGATTTAGAGTATGCTACCTGGAAGATTACCATGACACGCCATAGAGTAGAGCACATGCACGAAATAACCGACCAGTACTTATTTTCCCCATATGTAGGAGATGAGGTTATTTCGATTGGAAAACAGTGCCTAGCTCAAGTGAAAGATTTTGCTTATTATTCTAAGCAAGCCATGAAGAAGAACACAAGAGAGATGAGTGTGAAACTAGCCAAATCTGTACAAGATACCTTATCCTCTTTCAAACACTTAGCTATTAGTAGTCGTGAGACTATGGAATATTTGCCCGAAACTGATGAATTCAAGATGACTATTTGTGAAGGCAATTTTCTTGGTCTCCCTTTTGGATTACAGACTTTTATTGTTGATGCAGAACCAGTAGAATTCTTCTTTGCAAGTTTCTTATATAGAAGAGGCCTCAGCGAAAATACCCGTATTACGCGTGCTGCTTATAATGCACTTACTGCTGAGGTTCCTGAAGGAGCTAAACCCGGCTCACATGCTTGGGGGCTCTCTATCAAACAGGCTACTGATATCCAAAAAGTTACTGCTATTTTAGCTCAACGTGTTGGTGCTGACTTGCTCGAGACTGTAATGACGACTCAATCCAAACGTCGTCTCGATGAAGTTATGACATCTCCTTTTAAATATAAAGTTGGCCCCAGTCTTTCCCGTTTCATTGGCACAGTTGTCTCTTTTACCACTTTAGCCTTTGTTTTGTTCCAAATGATCAACTTCATTAAACCAGTGCATGCTTATACTGGTCCGAATAATCACACATCTGAGGAGACCCCATTTGGTTGGGTCCAAATCTTGATCTGTGGCATTGTAGTAGGACTTATTAAAGAATGCACATATATGTGGAATTTGAGGAACCAACATCGTGCGCGAACTGATCATGATGAATACTGGTATGAGACTGACTGTGAGCACAATGATAATAATTGCGATTTGAGCGTGATAGGAAGAGTTGATCCCAAATTTAGAGTGAAAGGTGAAATAATGAAACAGTTTCCAAATAAATGGGTTTGTGATGCTAAGCAGAAAGTTGGTCCCGTTGTAGTTGGTCCACGCTGCTTTGGCTTAGAAACAAACTATATTGGAACTCAAAATCATAATTGCGCCCGAAGTACTGCCTCTTCTATCAAAAGAATGATATCTCGTCTTTGTACTGGAGAAGATCACATTATGAAAGAGTTTTTCGCTTATGTAAGGAAATATCAATTTCCGAAATTCGCGAAGGCTATGAATGAAGAAGGTATGAAGATAGAAATGGAAGAATGGAAGAAAAGATATCCTGTGCTCTATCGTGACGAATTGGCTCGTCTTGAAGCTGATCCAGATTACTTCGTTCCTAAGAAGGGAAGTAATAAAATGTTCTGTAAGACCGATGAGATTAATGTCCCCACTTTTAATCATGACGAACGTTTTTCTTCTTTAAATAAAATAAAGAAGCGTGCTATTTGTGATCCTGACCATCAAGATAAAGCACGTGTTAATGCTTTTTGCTATTTTATGTCCAAACTTGCTAGCAAAGCAGATGAACGTTATGATGTCGGCAAGAACTATATGCAAACTGCCCACTATTTGGATGGATTCCAAGAGATCCCAAATCTAATATGTTTGGCAGCTGATGGATCTGGCTTTGATCAAACTCAAGGTCCTGAAGTTAATGAACTAGTTCTAGAGTTAGTCCAATTTATTTACAAACATTTAAATTTTGAATCAGACCAAGATCTTGATTCTAAACTCTTCATAGACACTTTTATCCAACAATTGGTCTTGAATGTTTCCTGTTTTAACGGGCAACTCAAGTTCAAAGCAGAAGGAAGAGGATCAGGACATGGCTGGACTACTGTTTTTAATACCCTCTTGAATATATGGTACTATGCTTTCCTTATGTATAAAGCTGGAGTACAAGAACATGAATGGAAAGGAGCTTTTGCCGGAGACGATAGTCTCATCGGAGTTGGCGCCCAGCACATTGGAAGCATAGAATACTGGCGTAAGAAACTATTTTTAGAAAAGGACCAGAAAATAGCTCATGGATTAGGACAAATCTGTAAGAAGATTAAATATGGCCGTTTAGATGAAATGGATTATAAGTCATGTCATATTTTCTTCACAGATATCGGCGACGTCAGACTTACTAGAATTTTTGGCCGTGTCCTTCCAACCGCAGGTGTTTCCACCACAGCTCCTAAACCTCCCGGCAGCTCACGAATGACTGATGAAGAAATTACTGAGTTTTACAACGATCCTATCGTTGTAGCTGAATGTCGTGAAGCTGGCCGTAAGAAGGCTTTTTCCGGGTTAGATTATACCCGAGGCACATTCTTGGAACGTTTTTATCTCAAGTATTTAGAATTGTGCGGCGGAGGAGAACGTGAAGAAGATGTTAGGACGGAATATGAGAAGCAGCGTGAGAATTATACTCACGATCAGGCTATTTGGATAAGTACGGG